TTCGATATCTTGGTAACGATATGGCTCATGGAGATTTCGTTGAACCTGTCAGCGAAGAAGATGCCGATGATATGCTCGGCTTCCTTGCAACGTTCCTCGATTATGTGTATCAGATGCCAGCGGCAATCAGGCGACGACAGGAAACACGGAAGAACAGAGGAATGAATCCAAACTCCTAATACTATTTGGCCCGGTTGTTACCGGGCTTTTTTATTCTTAGGAGGTCGAACATGTCACGTTCGAATGCACGCAGGTCCAATGGTCACCGTCGTGACCAGATCATAGTCCGTGTCCGTGCTGCTTATGATGTGTGCTGGCTGTGTGGCAGACCCATCGATAAGTCATTGCCTGCCGGCCTTCCGGGTTCGCCTGAGGTTGATGAGGCCATACCTGTGAGCCGTGGCGGTTCGCCTTATGAGTTCAGTAACTGTTACCTTGCGCATCGCTGGTGCAATCGCATCCGCAGCAACCACAGCGTCGAATGGGCGCGTGCGCATATCAAGCAGATACTCGAACAGGGGCATGCCGAGAATATTCGGGCCACCTCGCTGCCATTGTCGACCAGCGGCGACTGGTGACCCACGGGAGGTGGACCACCGTCCGGCCAAAGTAGCCTCCTCTGGTGCAGGGCTGTTCTCTCCCCGGTGGTTGGAAACGTTTCAGTATGGTTTTCCCATTGGCTTGAAACGTTTCCCTTTATCGTTTTCTCTTAGTGTTTCTTGGGTTTCGTGAGGGTTTGTGCCGTTGAAACGTTTCCGGGAGGTGGGATTGATGCGGTGTGCTGAGTGTGGCACCATGATTCCGCCCACTGCACGGCATGGCAAGCCACAGAAATACTGTTCGAGCAAATGCCGTCTCCGTGCATGGAGGCGTGAGCAGAAGAACGCTCCCGTCTCCCCGAAGTCCCCTGAACGTCCCACGAAGGCGAAGGTCGCGAAACGCAAGCAGACGGTGCGGGTGAACGTCGATGTTCCATCGGCCCCGACTGTGCCAGCACCGGTACCGGAACCCGAGCCGTATGATGTGCTGCTCCGACGCACGCAGAAACGGCTCCAGCAGGCGATGTTCGACGCGGCAACCCCCAGCACGAGCCTGTCGGCGTTGTCCAAGCAGCTTTTGGCCGTCACCAAGGAGCTCGAGTCGCTCGAGGAACAGGCGACGACCGCTCCCATACCATCTGGGATCGTGACCTCCGACTGGCCCAAGGTCAGGGAGCTGGCGGCACGGCTCTGCGACATCCGATATGATCGCTGGCAGGACGGGCTGGGCATGGTCATGCTCGGCAAACGCGCCGATGGGATCTACGCGGCCACGGTCGGCGGGATCATCATCAGCATCTGCCGGCAGGCCGGCAAGACGTTCCTGATCGGCACCATGATCTTCATGCTCAGCATCCTCAACCCCGGGCTGACGATACTATGGACCGCCCACCGTTCCCGTACATCGGATGAGACGTTCCAGTTCATGAAAGGCCTTGCATCGCGTGCATCTCTCCGTCGGTACATATACGGGGTACGCAGCGCGAACGGACAGCAGGAGATCATCTTCGCCAACGGATCGCGCATCATGTTCGGCGCGCGCGAACGCGGTTTCGGACGTGGATTCGACGCGGTGGACATCGAGATCTTCGACGAGGCGCAGATCCTTTCCGAGAACGCGATGGACGACATGGTGCCAGCCATGAACGTATCTCCCAACGGGCTGGTCATCCTCCTGGGAACGCCACCGAAACCATCCGACCCCTCCGAAGTGTTCTCCACCAGGCGCGGCGATGCTATCAACGGAACGTCCGACGACAAGATATACGTCGAATTCAGCGCCGACAAGGATGCCGACATCGACGATAGAAGCCAATGGGAGAAAGCCAACCCCAGCTATCCCAACCGAACGCCCGCCTCATCGATACTCCGATTGCAGAACCTGTTGGGAGATGACTCCTTCCGGCGTGAGGGACTGGGCATCTGGAACGAGCAGATCAGCATTTCCGCCATCAGCCGTGAGCAATGGGAGAAAACAGTCGTGGGCACACCGAACCTCGACGGACTGATCGGCTACGGCATCGATATGCCGCCGAACCGCAGCTCACTCGCCATCGGCGGAGCCATCAAACACAAGGACGGCACCGCGCACATCGAACTCAGAAAATTCGAAAGCACGCAATCGCAGGGCACCATGTGGGCCGTCGAATGGATCGTCGAACACTGGCCACGAACCGCGTCCGTCGTCATCGACGGCCAATCCCCGGCGGCCGCCCTCATCCCCGATTTGAAAGCCCGACATGTCAAGGTCATCACCACCACCGCCACCGACATGGGACGCGCCACGGGACGATTCCAGGACATGCTCCGTGACCACCAACTCACCCACATGCCGGATGACGCCCAGCCGGCGCTCGCCACGGCGGTCCATAACGCGACCACGCGCAACATCGGCACCTCCGGCGCACAGGGATGGAACAAAATGGGCAGCGACATCGACATCAGCCCCCTGGTCGCGGTGACGCTCGCCCTGTTCGGCGTATACGTGACCAAACGGGATCCCAACCGCAAGCAGAAAGTGATGGTATGACATGAGCGACTTCTACCTGCCATCAGGCGGCACCATCAGCATCGGCAACACCGGATCGGGAAGCCCCTACCTCGACACCGCATCGGCGAGGTTCACGCATATCGGCGGGGATTTCGACGACATGGACCTCGACACTGTCAACAGCCTGTTCAAGGTCTGGCGCGGCAAATACCCGCGCAACCTTATCCGCAGCGAGTACTACAACGCGAAGGAACGGTTCAAGGATTTCGGCATCAGCATCCCGCAACGCATCAAAACCAAGGTCGGTGCCGTCGTCGGATGGCCCGAGAAGGCAGTGCGCAGCCTATCCGACAAAAGCATGTTCGAAGGATTCCAACTCCCCGACAGTCAGGATCCGCACGGCATCAAAGACCTGTCGGCCGATAACGAGCTCGACGTGGATATGAGCGAGGCCATCATCAGCGCCTACAAGCACTCCTGCAGCTTCCTGACCATCGCCCGCGACCCAGATGATCCGGACCGGATCCTGATCATGCCACGCTCCGCCGATTGGAGCAGCGCCATATGGGATCGCGTCAACCGGCGCATCAAAGCCGCCCTCACCATCACAGGCGACGACGATCGGGGCAGGGTAACAGCATTCACCGCATGGCTGCCGGGACGAATCTACGATTGCACGCTCACCGGCAACGGGTGGACCGCAATACTCGCCACCACCCCATACCAGCAGGTCAGCGTCGTACCCATCGTCTACGACAAACAGATCGACCGACCATTCGGCAGAAGCCGCATCAACCGCGTCGTCATGGGCCTCACCGACAGCGCATTCCGCACACTCGTACGCATGGAGGCATCAGCCGAATTCTACAGCGTGCCGAAACTCTGGTTCCTCGGAGCCGACCCGGAAGCGTTCAGCACCGACACATGGAGCAGCCTCATCAGCGTCATCAACGCCATAGGCAGCGACGTGGAAGGCAACAAACCCGACCTCAAACAAGTCAACCAAGCCTCCATGCAACCCCACGGCGACATGCTCGAAACCCTCGCCATGATGGCATCCAGCGAACTGGACATACCAGCGGAACGACTCGGCATCAGACTCACCAACCCCACCAGCGCCGAAGCACTCGCGGCAAGCGAGAACAGCCTGACCCGCATCGCGGCCAGGCAGAACCGGTTCTTCTCACGGCAACTGACGAACGCCCTCAGCATGGCGATCTGGCTACGCGAAGGAAGCAAACCGGACCTGACTGGTGTTCGCCCCGTCTTCGCGCCGGTCAAGGAATCCAGCGACGCGGCGAAAGCCGACTACTACAGCAAGATCGCTGGAGCCAACCCCGACTTCGCCGACTCGGACGTGGGGCTCTCCAAGGCTGGCTTGACATTCGACGAACTCCAATCATTCCGCGCATACCAACAGCGGATGCAGGCATCGCGCCGCGTCAGCGAGCTACGCAACTCCGTACTGAACGAGGAGGCAGGCGATGGATCTGAACGACCTGCACTTGACTCCGCAACGGCAACAGGAGCTCCAGCAACTTCTTGATCGCGCCCATGATAATTACACGACGGATCTCGAGAACCTCGCCGATGCCGCGACCAATGAAATGGAGACCCTGCTTCAGCGCAATCCCTTGGACGCGAGGGAACTCGTCGAGGAATACGCCAGAGACGCCTCACAGCTCGCCAATGACTATTACGACGATCTGAGAACGCTCTGGCAGCAATACGGCGGTGTAGAATTCCCGGATTTCGGTCACGCGGATCTCATCGATCCCGATCGTGCGATGTGGCAGGTGCAAGGAGGATTCAATAATTCCGATTACGCAGGACTGACCTACAAGCAAGTCAAGGAGGATCGGTCACGCGCAGGCAAAAAGCTCACGGACCTATGGCCTTCATTTGCCAACGTCGATGACTCTCAACAGTTCGTCGCCGACATGATCAACGCATCGGCGCGGCTTACCATGCAACGTAACATGCGTCTTGATCCATCAAAACCCCGTTGGGCGAGAGTCCCCCGTGGGGCCACCACCTGCGCGTTCTGCACCATGCTCGCATCACGCGGATTCGCATACCTGAGCGAGGAATCAGCGGGCCTTGAAATGCAGTACCACAAGGATTGCGACTGCCAGATCATCCCCAGTTGGGGCAAGCAGTCGTTGAAAGGATACGATCCCGATGCCATGTACGAGATGTGGCAGCAGGCAGGCGCAGACGGTGGGGACTACAGGGACAAGCTCAAACGTATGCGCCGGCAGCATCCAGACAGCCTCACGGACGGGGTAAGGAAAATAAGCGAATCCCAGCCCGAACCATTCCCCGACACCTCCGAAGAATACGACATGCTCGACGAATGGATGAGTGACGGCTACATCAACATCCGCAAAGCGCAGAACGGCAACACGACGTTCACGACCCCCGACATGATAGCGAAATTCCAGCGTCAGGCCAACATGATGGAAACCATGATCGGAGACTACAGCACCAACAAAACCGTGTGGCGAGGCCTCAAACTGGACTCACGCTCATGGCGCGAAGACCTCAACCTGTATGAGGGGGCCGAACTCAACGAGCATGCGCTCGCATCATGGTCCTCGAACGCCCTGACCTCATATGAATTCGCGAGCAAGAGGGCCAGCTCCACCGAGCATCCCGTCCTATTGGTCAATCGTTCCGGTGGACGTCATATGATGTCCACCGACAGCGCAATCGGCGAGAAAACGGGAGAATGGGAATACATCAGCTCGGGTCGGAATCGGTATCGCGTGGTGAGTATCAAGGACGTGAATCCCGCCACGTTGGACAAGGAGAGCGCCGAACTCCTCTCCGCGGACCCGAAGATAACACTCGTGGAGGTCGAACAGTTATGAATGTCACCGAATGGTACGGAGGTTCCGGCCAACGACCGCATGGCATGACCATAACGGAATACAGGAAGATCCCATGCCATGTCGACGTTTCCAAGATCAGCGACGCTTTCGAAGCCTCACATATACTCGTGAGGAACATGCATTGGCGTGACAACGGGTTCGCGGGAATCACGAATCCCTCGGAAGTCGTCGCCTATATACTCGACCGCATACCGGCAAAAGAACTCAGGGAATTCGAACTCTACTGGGACAAATACCTTCGACAATATCCCGACCTGACAGTCGCGTAAACGACTACTCCAATTTTACCAACCACCCGCATGGGTGGTTTTTTTATGCCCGAAACGGGCCCCAACCAACCAATAGGAGAACCCTCATGTTCAACACAATGCCCTGGTACCGCAAATACGCCACCCGCATCCATCTCATCGAATCCGGTGACGGCGGCGACGGCGGGTCAGATAACCCGGATCCGAATAACGATCCTGAGACTACCGACTGGCAGGCGAAGTACGAGGAAACGCTCAAACACTCACGCGAGTGGGAGAAACGAGCCAAGGACAACAAGAAGGACGCCGACGAACTGAAACAGTTCAAGGAAAGCCAATTGTCCGAGCAGGAGAAAGCCATACAGCACACCAAGGAACTGGAAGCCAGGATCGCCGCTTTCGAAAGCGAGCAGCAGGCAAACCAGTGGAAGGCGCAGGTCTCCAAGGAGACTGGCGTGCCGGCCGACCTGCTACGAGGCGACTCGTTGGAGGACATGCAGGCATTCGCCAAAAACCTCGCCGATTACGCGCACCCCGAAAAGAAACGTGGCCCCCGCAACCAGGGAGGAACCCCCTCACACAAACCCGAAGACCAGGCGCAGCGCGAGGCGATACGCCAACTGTTCGCCGAAATCTAACAAAACCAAGTAAGGAACCATCATGGCCCTGACAACCAACAAAATAACACTACCCAAAACGGTGGCATCGGTCATCGTCAACAAGGCGAAGGACACCAGCACCATCGCAGCCCTCAGCCCATCCAGCCCGCAGATCTTCACCGACTCCGACTATCTCGTCTTCAACGGAAACGCGGAAGCCGAGGTCGTCGCCGAAGGACAGAAGAAATCGAGCTACGAGCAAACGCTCAGCCCGGTGACCGCGAAACGGTTCAAGGTACAGACCACCACGCGTGTGACCGAAGAACTGCAATGGGCCGACGAGGACAACCGTCTCGACATCATCACACAGATCCAGGAGGATCAGGCGGGAGCCATCGGACGCGCCATCGACTACGTCGCCTACCACGCCATCAACCCTCTTTCCGGCGCGAAGCTCGAAGGATTCGACGCGCTCACCGACAAGGCCATACAGGTCGCTGCCGGAGACGACGACATCGCCAACGTCGATGCACTGGCCGATGCGTTGAACGACACATACGACATCAACGGGCTCGCGATGTCCAAGAAATGGGCGTCCAAACTGCGTAAGCTCCGCGTGCCCGCCACCGGCATGCGGTTCTATCCGGAGATCCCATTGAACCTGCAGGTCGGCAGTCTCGACGGTATTCCAGCCGCAACGTCAGGCACCGTGAATGGGGTGCGTTCCGCGACACCGACGAACGTGCTCGCTCTTCTCGGTGATTTCAGCCTCATCAAGTGGGGCATGGTCCGTGACATCACCGCCACCATCATCCCCTACGGCGATCCCGACCAATCCGGAAGCGACCTGTCGGCACACAACCAGATCGCATACCGTACCGAGGCGATGTTCGCATTCGCGGTCATCGACCCATCCGGTTTCGCGGTCCTGAAGGCGGCGTGATCATGGCATTCCCAGTACAGAACCTCATCGTGCAGACAGTCGGCGAAAACCATGATGCCGGGCCGATGGACGCTCCCGTGGCGCTCTACAACACCGACGGCACCCCCTTCACCGGCGGCGAAGGCTCCCAGGGACCACAGGGAGAGAAGGGCGAGACCGGTGCCGATGGTCCTAAAGGAGATCTTGGACCCACCGGTCCCGTCGGCCCCGCTGGCAAAGACGGTGCGAAAGGCGCTGATGGCAAGAGCGTGAAATCGATCTCCCTGACCACTACCGACGGCAAAGTCACCGGTGGAACGCTCACCCTGTCAGACAACTCGACATCACCCATCACCGTGACAACCGCATAGGAGGCATGATGGGCGAGGATACGCAGGAATCCACGGCATTCGCGACGACCGGTGATCTCGAACTGCGCTGGCATACACTGACCGACACCGAGAAAAAGCAGGCGGAAACACTGCTCGACGATGCGAGCGACAAAATCCGTTCGCGCATCCCGCAGACCAGTGATCCGACGTGGGTGCAAGCTCACGCCTCCACGTTGAAGCGTGTGTGCTGCGCGATGGTGAAACGTGCCATGCAGCAGCTGTCAAGCGGCATGCCCGCAGGCGTCACGCAGTCCAGTGAGACCACCGGACCGTTCTCCAACTCGTTCTCATGGAGCAACCCAGACGGGAACCTCTACCTGACACGTGAGGAGCTGCGGGATTTCGGCATCGGCATGCAGCAGGCGTTCCACATCACCCTCACGAACGAGGAGGAGTGACATGGAACGCATCGACGTGTATCGAGGCGGCCAATCCACCGACGATGACGGCAACACCGTCCAAGGCGCGATGGAACTCTGGAAATCGTTCGATGGTCTGGTGGCCCCGGTCAGCGTGCCGCAGACACCGGCCACCGATTCCCTCGGCGTGGAATACGACCATACGATCTACATCCGTTCGAACGATGTCACCGGCATCCTCGACACGGATGTGATCGGGGTTCGCGGCAGGCGGGTTCCCGTGGATGGCGTGGTCGGCGTATGGCGGGACCGCGCCGGCACTCATATCGGCGACGTGATCAACGTCAGACTGAAGGAGGGATGAACCATGGGCAAAGTTAAATTCGTCATGAACCGGAAGGCGTTCAGCCAACAGGTATTGCACAACAGGCCCCTGTTGGATGACGTCGAGGAGCAGATGGAGGGCATGGCCGAAGTCCATAAAGCCATCACGGTGTATCGCGACGAGGACGGCAATCGCGGCAGCATCGTCGCCACCGCCCCCGCGCCGGTGGAAACCGCTCACGGCGTGCTCACGCAGATGCTGGGGATGGTGAAGATATGAGCGTGTATCATCCTCCGGTCAACCCGGTACGCGTCGAATCCACGCTCCTGCCGCTGCTGCGCGAAGCCCATCCGGATGTCACCGTGGGCAGTCTGCGCAATAGCAAGAACCCGTCTCGTGAGTGCGTGATCGTGGGCGAACCGCAGGGAATGGCGACGGCGATCAGCCAATACGTGCGGTTGCGCGTGAGCGTCATCGTGCGCAGGGACGACCATACGGGCGATCTTCCCGCCAGCCAGCGGCTGGCCGGCGACATCATCCACACGCTCACATCCCAGGGGCGCGTGGGGCCGATCATATCGTGCGAACTGTCGAGCGGTCCCATGCGCATGACGGATTCGAATCTCATATTCTCCTACGCGATCCTGCTCCTGCAGGTCGCGACCAACAAGTAAACGACATTTTTTTCGAAAGGCAGCCATCATGGCAGACGATAAGTACGCCGAGTCCGCGAACAACGCGGATCTCGTGGCGCTCATCAAACAATACGAACTGTTCCTCGTCCCCTACGAGGAAACCGGGTTCACCCCTCCCGAGGGAGTGGACTGGGCGGTGCCGAACGGTTTGGAGCCGTTGGGCTATTCCACCGAGGATGGCAGCGTGCTGCATCCCGAGCCCGGGGACACGACCGATATCACCGCCCATAACGGCGATATCGTGTATTCGGAATCCGCTCCCGGCTTCTGGACGTTCCAATTCC